GCAGATACAGTACAGTTTAAAAACTCAGCGGATAACGCAACTTTTTTTACTATGAATAGTTCTACCCAACAATACAAAGCAACACTATCAACCAATGATCCTTCCGGTGGTAGCAACGGGGATGTTTGGTATAAGTATTCGTAATGCCTACTTATGTAAACGACAATGGTACGTGGCGCGAAGTTAACGAATCATTGAATGTTAATGATAATGGCACTAATCGCGAAGTAGATGAAGCTTATGTAAATGACAACGGCACGTGGCGTTTAGTCTATGAAAGTGAAAAGCCAATGTTGCTGTCAACGTCTTTCAAAATAGGTGGTTATAAGTTTGGACCTAGTGGTGGTAGTGGAACAGATAATGTTACACGAGCTGGTTATAACAATGGGGAGCTTTTTTTATTGGGAGCAGGTTTGCTAACTGGCTACGCGTATGGACGATTTAGTACTGCCTTTACACTTTTAAGCACAGCTTCTCAATGGCAAGAAGTACAGACTGCAAACAAAACCGAAGGCCTTAACAACTCTTCTTTTCAAAATACTGCTGTGGGTACTGCGCCTAATCAAACTTTTTATATAGTTAATGGTGCTACCTATCCAAATTATCGTCTTAATCAACTTGACCCAGCTAGATCACCAAATGATCCTTTTACTGGAAACCCACCAACAGGAGGATCTATTACAACCGCAACTTATAATACAGCATCTACGGCTAATGGTACTACAAATACGCAAGGTGCTAGTCATACTATAAAACAAATATTTACAGGAGGGCAATCTAGTAGAGAAGACTATAATAGAATTTATACAGTTATAGATGCTGCTTTTAGTAGTACAGCTTTTCCAGGGCAAATCATTACACTTACTACACCTTCCTATTTTATTGGATTAACTGAAATTCCTGGTGACACTTTTAGTGCGAATTTTGCAGTTAATGATTCGACTAATCCAATACCTGTTCAAACTAATATAGGATCTGCTATTAAGGCAGTAAGAACCCCTGCTTATCTATTAAGCAAAGATGGAAATAGAGTAAACAATCTTTACCCTGCTTTATTTGGTCAAACTTTTTCAGGAACCGTTTTTGTACGAAGTCCTCAAATTGAGATTTATGATAGAGTTAATTTACCTTTTAAAAGTAGTTCTGGTGGTGTAGAATATCGACAAGTACTAGCGTTAACTTGGCAATACGAAGAACACCAACAAACCAATGGCACTCCTGCAACTAATCCGCAAATTTTATTTGCGGTTGAAGGTCACGGATTACCAGCAAATGCTTGGAGGAGGATGGAAATTAATGGAGTAAGTTTTGATGTTAGTTTGTTTACTAAATCAGAAAACCCTGCAAATAATGGGTCAGGTGGAACTAGACTTACACCAGCAAGCACTTTTTGGTCCTATACTTATACAGGAGCTAATTCAATAACTGCTTTTGGAACTATAGGGTCGACAATTAGCGTTAACATATATAAATAGGATAAATTATGGCTACATACGAATCAAGAAGATATAACACACCGGTACCTGATGCAGCTAAGATTGCTGACGGCTCGGTTAACAATACTGAGTTTGAACATCTTGATGGTGTTACGTCAGATATTCAAACACAGATCAATACCAAATTAAACACAACTGGTGGTACTATAACAGGCAATGTAACTATCACTGACAATGATCACCTTTACATTGGAGATGGTCAAGATATTGATATACTTTCAGATGGTACTACCGGTTTTATAAAAGGTAATGATTTAAGATTGCAATCATCTACGGGTGAAAACTACATAACCACTGCAATTAATGGTGCTACAAAATTATTTCACGATAATGTTCTCAAAGCAGAAACCACTGGCTCGGGCCTAACCGTTTCCGGAGCGATGGCCGCGACTACACTAACAGGTGATGGTTCTGGTTTAACAACTTTAAATGCATCTAATTTATCTTCAGGCACTGTACCTGCAGCAAGACTGCCTGCTTCATCAACAGGTCTTGGTTTAAATGGTGGCGAGTTTTTTACTGCTAATGGTACTTGGACTTGTCCAACAGGTGTTACAAAAATTTTTGCTATTATTACTGGAGGCGGCGGTGGGGCTGGCGGTCAAAACTCGAACAGTAATAATCAGTATGACAACAACACCAATTCAGGCAGAGGCGGTTCAGGTGGTAATTTTGAAGGTGTTATTGCTGTAACTCCGGGAACCACTTATAATATAGTTGTTGGTGGCGGCGGTCAAATGGGCTCTAACGGTCAAGGACTTGGACAAAACCCTGGTAGTACTGGGGGTAGTACCACTGCATTTGGAATAACTGCAACTGGTGGTGCTGGTGGATCAGGTTCTTACACTGGTCAAACTGGTGGAAACCCTAACGGTACTTTTGATGGCGCTAATGGTTCAGCTTCTGGAACTTCAGTTGTAGCATTTAGAACTCGCAGTCGTGATGAAGGCGCATTCTGTATGCAAGGTATAGCTGGACCTACCAGTGCAACACAAAGTCCTAATACCCAAGGTCCTGGTCCACACACTATTACTGGACCAAACGACGAATATGGAGCTGGTATCGGCGGCAATGCAGGTAACAACATTGGTCAAGCTGGGAGTCAAAATATAAAATCTGGTACTAGTGGTAATAGTGGCGCAGTTCAAATATTTTTTTAAAATGGATATTATAAATGTCATTATCTAAATCTCAATTTGCTCCAGGCATAGACAAACAAACTTCTACCTATGGGGCCGAAGGTCGTTGGGTTGATGCAACTAATGTTCGTTTTAGAACTGGTCTACCAGAAAAAATTGGTGGTTGGGAAAAAGTTGTTAACTCAAATATATGTGGTGTAGTCAGAGGTATAAAAGCGTGGGTATCTAATGCTGGAGTACGTTACGTAGCTTTAGGAACAGACAGGAAATTATACATTTATTCTGAAGGTGTATTTTTTGATATCACGCCGTTACGCAGAGATAACCTAGGTCTTACCAATCCATTTACTACCATTTCTGGTTCACCTATTGTTTCAGTAGCTGATAACAGTCACGGTTTCGCGGTCGGTGATTTTGTCATATTTAAAAACTTTTCAGCTGTTGGTGGTCTTGACATGAATAATCAGTTTGAGGTAACCGCTATTACTAATAGTAATGTGTTTACTGTTACTCATACTTCCAATGCTACCGGTTCAGTATCCGGGGGCGGTGGTTCAGGTAATTTAGACGCCTTGCTTTCAATAGGTACCAATGTATCTACTTTTGGTTTTGGTTGGGGTGTTGGTGCTTGGAATGGTAATAGACAATGGAACAAACCAAGTGCTACTTCTACTGTAGCATTAGACGCTACTTATTGGTCATTAGATACATTTGGTGAAGATCTATTAGCGATTCGTAACAATGACAAATTATACAAATGGGATTTATCAGCGGGTACCGGAACGCGGGCCGCGGTTGTTAGTGGTGCACCAAGCAGTAATAGATTTTTATTAGTATCTTCTCCCGATCGACATGTATTTTTATTTGGCACTGAAACTACTATTGGTAGTTCTAACACTCGTGATGATTTATTTCTTAGATTTTCTTCTCAAGAAAACCCTAGTGAATGGGCACCAGCTTCAACCAACTCTGCCGGTACTTTTAGAATACAAGATGGATCAAGAATCGTGTCAGCAGTTAGGTCTAGGGGTTCTATTCTAGTGTGGACAGATACAGCTTTACATGCATTAAATAATATTGGTCCACCTTTTATATTTGGTTTACAACAAGTGGGTGCTAACTGTGGTGCAGTATCACCTAATTGTGTGGTTGATGTTAATGGTAGTACGTTTTGGATGTCGCAAACAGCATTTTATATGTTTGATGGTGCTATTAAAAAATTAGACTGTTCAGTACAAGATTTTGTATTTGATGATATTGATGGTGTTGCGCAAGGACAAGTAGCAGCAGCAGTTAATACCGACTTTAATGAAGTAACTTGGTTTTATCCAAGCAAAAATTCAACCTTTTTAAATAGAGCAGTTACTTACAATTATTTAGAAAATATTTGGTACAATAATACAGGCTTTGCTAGAACTGCTTGGATTGATCGTGGGGTTTATAATAATCCTTACGCACCTAATTATGAACCAACAGCTTTACCAAACAACGAAACAATTATGGGTGTAACTGCTGGCTCAAGTGTATTGTATGCACATGAAGTAGGTAAAGATGATGATGGCTCGGCGATGCCTTGCCAGATAACTTCTGGAGATTTTGATATTCAAGATGGTGAACAAGTTTTATTATGTTCAAGAGTTATACCAGACTTTAAAGAATTAATTGGTACTAATAATTTTAAAATAACTTTTGCTAATTACCCTGCAAGCACTAATACTAGAACGTTTACTTCTGTTGTTGATGCTAATACTAAATTTTTCTCAGTTAGAGGTAGAGGTCGACAAGCTAATATTCAAATATCAACTACTGCTTCAAACGATGATTGGAGATTTGGAACATTACGATTAGATATAAAACCAGATGGAAGAAGATAATGGCAAGAATTAATATAACTAGATTACCACTACCTAGAGATGTTTTTGATCGACAACAACAAGATATTTTAATTAGAGAATTAGAAAATATTATTGAACAATTAAACTTTACCTATCAACAAGATATACGTGAAGAACTAACAGCAAGGACCTGGTTTTTAAAATGAGTGATGTATATAAAAATAACAGTGTAGTACTTACCAACAATAGTCAAACGACTATATATACAGTACCTACAGCAAATGCTGATATTGTGCCAAAACAAAAACCCGTACAGGCTTTAGTAAGCTCTATAAGAGCTTGCAATAAAAGCGGCGGTGCGTTAACGTTAACCCTAGTTAATACCGATGCTAGCCTTGGCGCAGATGTCACTGTTTTAAGTGCGTTGTCTATTGCTGCTAATACTGCTGTGGAAATCTTAGATAAAACTTTAGTATTAGAAAACAGTGATATTTTAAAAGCAACAGCATCAGCTACTGGTATGGATATAATTGTATCAGTATTGGAGATAACATAATGAAAAAAATACAAGACTCAGAAATTATTGGATATCAGACTATAGAGGGAAAACAAGTACCCATGTTAAAACCTGAAGTACACCATAGAATCTATTGCAAAAATTGTGATAATGAGGTAGATTCAGACGAAGAAGCAACTGGTCTATGTAGCAATTGTGGTGAGCCTTGGGCCGTGCACAAAGCTAAAGATATACTAGTTAAAGTAATTCAAATACCTTTGGGTTCTGGAACAGGAGAATAAATGGGTAATCCATTCAAAAAACTATTCAATAAACTAGGTGATGCTCTAATACCAAAAGAACTTGCTCCGTTCATAGGACCTTTAACATCAATGTTTGCTCCACAGCTAGGACTACCGGCTGCATTAATAGGAGGTCAATTAGCTTCAGCAAAAATGCACGGCGGTTCGTTAGACCCATTTCAAGCATTAGCAGCTACTGGTTCTTACTATGGTGGTGGTGGTCAAGAAATAAGAGCTAGAGGTGAAAACTTAACACAAAGGTTAGGCGCTGGTTTAGGTAGTGCTTTTAATCAACCGGCTGGTACCACAGGAGGTGGCTTTAACCGTTTTACTAAAGGATTTTCCAAAGGTGCTGATAAAGTAATTGGTGATGGTTCAATGGACAGGATTCTTGGAAGTAGTTCTAACACAAAAGAATATGATAATTTTTTATTTAAAGAATCTAAATTAAAAAATAAAACAGCAGAAATTGATAAAAAATTAGCAGAAGGTACTATAACTCAAGCACAATATGATTTAAGTCTTGATGCTATTTATAGTCAAAACCCGGATCTAGTAGATCTTAAAGATCCAAGAGGTTTTTTTACCAAAGCAGGTGATATATTTAAAAAAGGATCTGAAGGGTTTATGCCAGGGTTTGCTGAAAGAGATGCTGACGGTAACATTATTCCAGGATCATTTGATTTTAAAAATTTTATGAAAACCACTGCTGCTGTCACTAGCTTAACACAACTTAAGCCTATAGCAGAAGAATTAAAGAGAGCTAATATGAAAAGTAAAGAAGAAGAAGGTGCAGTATATAGAAGATATTTCCAGCAATATGAAGATTCTTTACCCCTAGACGCAGATGGCAACAAGCAAACTTACATCTCTCACGCTGGTGAATACGCTGATCCAATAATGGTAAAAAAATATAGAGAATATATGGCCAAAGGTGGTATAATAGGCTATAGTAATGGTGGTATGACAAGACAGCGCTATAATATGGGCGGTGGTATTGGAAGTATACCACAAACACCTACTGTTCCAGAGGGCATGCAATTAGATGGTCGGGGCGGTGGATTCATTCCAATGGGTGCTCAAGAAAAAAAAGATGATGTGCCAGCAATGTTGGCAAAAAACGAATTTGTATTAACGGCTGATGCAATGCGTGGTTTTGATAAAGCTAATGGTGGCGATGGAAATCCAAGAGATGCAGCAGCAAAGATGTATGAAATAATGAGCAACTACGAGGCAATGGCATAAATGGCAACTACAACCACACAAGTATTACCACCGGGTTACGTCGACCAATTAGGTGCTAGTTTTGCAAATTATACAACTGGTGTTAGCAACATTAAAGACAGTCCGTATTACGTTGATCCTGCTAATTTTACAGGTGAGGATTATGTAGCGGGTCAAGATCAAATGACTACCGACGCACAAGCTTTAGCTGGTGGTTTAGGTGGTTATCAAGACTATTTAGATAATGCAACTAACATTAATACTGCAGCGGAAGGTTTATTATTTAATGAAGATGGAACTGTAAGACCCGCAGCGGGGGCCACGGCTCTCGGAAACGCAGCAACAGATTTTAATGCAGCTTCTGCAGCGGCAGCGGCAGGGCAAGGTGCAGGTGATCCTTATTTAGCAGCAGCACAAGGTTATACTGGTGCTAATGCTTATGAACAATTTATGTCACCGTATCAACAACAAGTTATTGATGCAACAATGGCTGCTTACAATCAACAATCACAAGAACAACAAGCAATGCTTGGCGCCAGTGCAGGTAATGCATTTGGTGGTGGTAGATTTGGTGTAGCTGAAGGACAAATGTTGGCAGACCAATCAATTGGTGGTGCTGGTATTATGGGTAACTTACTATCACAAGGTTTCACACAAGCAAATCAATTAGCTAATCAAGCGTACAATCAACAAATGGGTATGGGTCAACAAGCAATGAACCAAGCAAATCAAAATGTAAATATGTATGGTCAAGCCGGTAGTAATCAAATGGGATTAGCAAGTGCACAACAAGGACAATTAAATAACCAATTAAATAATTTAGGTACCGCAGCACAAAATCAATTAGATGCAGGTCAATATGATATGACTATGTTAGGTAATCAGATCAATGCATTAAGCACTATGGGTACACAGAACCAAGCTTATCAACAAGCAATTCTTGATGCAAAACAACAAGCAGAGATGGGCACTGCATATGCTGGTCAAAACACTTTAGGTTTCTTAGGCCAACAACTAGCAACATCACAAGGTTCGCCTTCACAAACACAAATACAATCTACACCTGGACCTTCTACTGCACAAACATTACTCGGCGGTGGTATAGGAATTTTAGGTTTATTAGGATACGGAAATAATAAATAATATGAAAAGTTTAAATAGACCAATGTTTAGAATGGGTGGCCGTATTATAAACGGGCCTTCAGGTATAACAGCAGGTTTTAATCAAGGTGGTCCAGTTAGACAAGGATATAATGACGGGGGTAATGAGTATATTAAAACGTTAATAGAAGAAAAAAAACTTTCTGAAGAAAGTTTAAATGCTAGGCTTGCTATGATGGAAAGCGAAAACATACCTGAAGATTCAGGCGGTGATTTTAATCCAAACATGAGACTTGTTGAGTTGGCTGGTAACATTATGTCAGCTGATAGTGAAGGTTCTGGTTTTACAGGACTTTTAAAGACAGTTGGAACACCTTTAGCAAAATATGCTAAAGGTATTTATACTGATCAAGATGCAACAAGAGAAAAAGCGCGACAAAGAGGATACGATATTGATGACCTTAAATTAGGTTTGGACGCAACTAAATACCAAACGGCGTCAGAAAACTTGTCTGCTTATGCATTAAAAGCAATGGACAAAGATGAGTTTGAAAGACAAAAAGATTTAATAAGACAATCACAAGCAGTGTTTTTAGATCCAGATTCTACAGACGAGGAAATTGCCAATGCTCGTAATGATGTTGCAGCTGCATTACAAGACGTAGTTGGTCCCCAAAGTGGTGAGTTAAGTTTACAACAAAAAGCTGATTTTAAAACAGCCGCTTTAGATATGTTAGATAATGCAGGTATTGAAGAACCTTCTGCTTCTTTAATTGATAGTGTTACAGCTTTAATACAATATAGGTATGTTCTTGCAGAGCTTGGTTATACTTTAAAATATTTAGAAGACGATAATATTTTAAAAAGTGCCGGAGTTGAACAAAGAGCAGACGGCGGACGAGTTGGTATGTACATGGGCGGTGATCCAGATATACCTAATGCAAACCCTACTCCAGGTTTTGAACCGGGTAGTGGACCAGTTCAAGACCCTAATCAACCACCTATAATGACAGCGCAAACAGGTCAAGCAGATCCTAACAAACTTACTTTTCAAGAACTAAGAGCTAGACTACCAATGGAAGTTTCAGATCAAGTAGTAAGACTGTTAGCTGCAAGCGAAGAAGCCTTAATGGTATTTGCACAAATCGAAACGCAACAAGATGTTGCTAACTTTAACCAAAGATTTCAAGCGGATTTAAAATTACCTGAACAGGTGGCTTAAATGGCCAAAGATCCAATTTACCCTAACGCTCTTGAATTAGTTCAAAAAATGTCTAATGCTGATTATTTCGGCAGTGATGAAGATAAAGAAATTAGAAAAAAATCTGGATCTTTTGTTCCTTCTGAAATGTATTATACCGAAGAAGAAAAGAAAGATAGGTTTGGTGGTAGTGTTGGATTAGATGGAATAATGAATTCTCTTAGTTCTTTTGCTCTAATGGGTGGTAATAAACCTAGTGATTTAATTCCATTAAAAGGACAAAACACAAAAGATCCTTCTGATGATATGTGGGTTGATCGTTACAGCGGTGAAATTTATAAAAACACACCCTTACCAAATATGGACAACAACCCATATTATTCTGGTGGTTATTTTAAAGAAAATATTGGCACTGCAGACAATAACAAAAGATTAGATGCTCTTAATGAACGACATAGTCAAGTTGGTGGTACTCCTCTTATGGGTGCCTTAGGAGTTGCAGTGTTGCCTGCTGATGCAAAAGGATTAGCTTACTTAGGTGGTAAAGGAATAAAAGCAGCTTACAGCTATGCTGCACCAAGAATGGCTGATGCAATTAGCGATCTTAAATATATAGGTGAAGACGCTGGTTCTTTGTTAACAGGTACAGCTCCTCGTATAGAAGATGCATCTGGTGTAGGTGCTAATGTTACAAAGTTTGGAAACATACCTACTGATGTACAAATTAGTCTAGGTAAAAATGCAACTCGACCAGCAGATAAAAATATAAATAAATTATACAATGATCTTTTATCAGGTAAAATTAATCTTGATACACAGCCTTATGGTTATCAAACAAATGTTGGTGGTAAACTAAATCCTTTATTTAATAAAAATAGTTACGTGTATACAACACCTTTCAAAGAGATGACTAAAAATCAAAAACATTCAATGCAAGTGTCTTTATTTAATTATAATAGATTTGTTAAAAGTAAAGGTAATAAAATAACACCTGATGAATTACAAAAAATATTTCAAGAAACTCTTGACGGTTACGTGCCCTCAAAATATTTCAGTAGTAAAATTAGAGCGGGAGCAGATGGAGAACCAGCAACTCGCCTTGCCTCTCCAAGTGGAAGTGTTTTTGGAGCAACTGTAAGAGAAATTTTAAAACCTACTAAGATTGAAGGTGGTGGTAATATGGCTACTTTTTTTACGCCACCGACACAAACGCAATTAAAAAAAATACAAAAAGCTTGGGATAATAGATATCAACAACCTGTTAGAAAACCTCAAATAAATAGAATTAATACACTTTCAAGCAATAAAAAAATTAACGAAATAATGATAGGAGAAAAAAGACTACCTACAATAGAAGAGCTTGCAGAAGCTTTACCAAATTTAACAAATAATCAAAGAGCAAAAGCAGTTACAGAATACATAGAACTATTGGACGGCAAAACTTTTTATACTGGCACACAAGGTGCATTAAACCCTGTAAGAAAAAGAAGAATTTTAGCTAGTAATCTTTATGAACAACTAAGAAAATCAACTCAATATGATGTTTATCGAATAGCTTCATACAACAGTGCTTTAAATCAAATGGATAATGTTATTTTAAGAGGTAATACAAAGCAAGTATCGATGAAAAGTAATGCTGTTAATATTTTAAAAAACAACGGTGTAGATACACAATTAATTAACATACATGAGCCAACAAGTGTTTCAACTGCCGCAAGATTTAACATGCATTCTTACGCAAATTTTATTGTTCCAGAAACAGCAATTAAAAATAAAGGTATTATAAGTGACACACAAAGTTATTTAAGTAAAAGACTTGCTGAACTACAAGAGGGCACAATAAATAGAAACCAATTATTAAAAAAATATGATGAATTTGTTAAAAACAAAGGTTTAAGAAAAGATGAGGTTGTAACTATTCTGTCACCAACTAGCAAGGCTATAAATAATTGGTATGGTAAAAAAAATGTTGCAAGATATTTAGAGGAGTATGGAATGGATCTTGTGGGTGAAGCAAAGAAATCAGGTTTTGCTTTTGGTGTTCCAAAAAAAGCTATAGTGCTTGATGATTTTGTAAAAGAAGGTGGTTTTGGTTATAGTGTAACTAGTAAATCTATGGGTGGCCGTGTTCCAGGACGCGCGCACTACGCAGAGATGACACCGGACGGAGTACAAACAGAACATGCTTTTTTATCTTCAGAAGAAGATTTAAGTAAAAAAGTAATTAATCCTTTAAGAGCATCTCGTGATGATGATCTTCCTTATACTCCTGAACTTATACCAGGCACTGCTGAATATGCGGTAGCCCAGGTTCTTGGGTCGGGGGACACGGACAGCGCAGATTTAGCTAGACAAGAAAGAAGAAAAGAATTCTTAAGAGTTAAAGAAGAACGAGAACTATTAGAAGAATCTAGAGGTTTTCTATCTTCTAAAAAACCATTAGAGTTTCATTTTACTGAATTATTAGACCCAAGAAAAGTAATGGATAATCCATTAATAAGAAGAGGTATTAATGGTAATGTCTATGGTGCTGGTACTTATTTAATGGAATTAGCAGAGACAATTGTAAACGGTGGTGTTGATCCACAGCAAGTAGCTTTAGGTTTTGGAGGTCAAAAAGATAAAAGCATTCCAGCACAAGAAGGCAGGATACAGTTTGAAGAGTATTTTCCCTATTTACACAAAGCTTATGAAATGAGCACACAAGCTCTACCTGAAACACCTACCGAACAAACATATATATCTGTAATAGACGAACTTAACAGAGGTATGGATAGAGGTTTAATAAATTTATCTTATGATGTTTTTGATTTAGCTTTTGCTGGTTTAGATGGTGCTAGTGGTGCTTTAGGTAAAGATTCAGATTTTGCAGGTGCTTTAAAAAAATCTTTTGATAACATGGACAAGACTGATCCTGAAAGTTGGGTAGGTAAAATTTCAGCTATTGGAACTGAGTTTGGTGTACCTGGCGGCACTATATTTAAATTAGTAAATAGATTTAGAAAAATTTTAGGTGGAGCAGCAGGCGCAAATTTATTTGCGCAACAAACTTGGAATCTAAAAGGTGCTCAAAAAGCTGGTGCTGTAATTTCTAATATAATTAAACGATCAGGTACTGGTGCGGTAACTTTTGGTATAAATGACTTTGTAGTTGGTAGTCAGTACAATTCTATGAACGAATATTTTGGTGACAATCCTTTATTGTTTGATGAGAAGCTTGGTTATGAACCAGAAGATGTTTCTGATTTAACCGGTAGAGATTTGTTAATGGCTAACTTTAGAAACAGGTTAAGATTTGCAGCTGATGGTGCCATTATTGGTGGTTTGTTTCCATTAGTTGGACCAGCATTTAAATATGGTATTAATCCTGCAGCTCGTTATGTAGGCGCACCTGTGGTAGGTGCTGGTGCAAGAGTAGTTGGTGCAGGCATGACAGTCGGTAGTAAAATTTTAGCAACCGATAAATATATAACACCTAATCTTGTAAAGCTAGGAACTAAAGGTGCAAGTTTATTAGGTAAAGATATTATAAGTAGGTTAGGCGCTGCTTCTGCAAGTGTGTTTTCTGGTCAAAACATGGCGGGTCAATGGGGTAACTTTACTAAAGTTCTAAAATCACCACTACCTAAAATGGAAGACTGGGGTATGTTTAAAGTGACTAGCAGCAATCCACTAGAAGTAGGATTGAAACGTTTTGATAAATTTTTAGGTTTCTTTAGAGATAGAGGTAATCAAACTATTAATAATTTTTATTTAACTAAACGCACCGAACAATTTATTACTAGTAAAAGTAAAGAAATAGAAAAATTATTAAAATCAATTGAAGTTAAGTCGTATGACTTAGCTAATGGTTTTTTAAAAACCAATAATAAAAACATTACTTCACCTCAAGGTGAATTGTATTTTATGGAACAAGTATCTTCTTATTTAAAAGGTCAAATACCTATAAGTAAATTACCACTTGAACTACAATCTATGGCTAAAAATCTTAGCGATGAATTTGATACTATAAGAAAAAGTTTTAAAGATGTATTACCTGAAGGAGAACTTAAAACTTTCTTAGATACCAATCTTAAAGAATACATGCGTCATTCATTTGCTGCTTTTTCAAACCCTAAATATAAAATTATAGATGATATAGATAATGTTGCTATGATGGGTGAACGTTCAGAAAGTACTTTAGCTGCTGCTTTAGGCAAAAAAGGTTTATCGGGTACAAAAGCAGAAGTAGATGCTGCTTTTGCAAGTATTAGTAAAAAAGATTTATATCAAAATGCATTACAATATGTAACAAAACAAATTCAAAATAACCCAGAAATGTTAGCGGCAGCTATGAAAAGACCAGGTGGCTTATTAGCTCACGCTAAACATCACCTAAAAGAAATTATAGCTAAGACTAAAATAGAAAATAGAGATCCTATAGAAATAATGCAAAACATAGCTAGAGAAAACTTAGGGTTACCTGAGTTAATAGTTAGAACTGGTGACGAACTACCGCAAGTAATTAAAAAATTCTTAGGTCAACAACAAGGTCTGAGAGATAGTGTTGTTACTACTACTGCAAGTTTGTTAACACAATCGGCTAACATGCGTATGTACAATAAGATGTTAGATGATGGTTTAAAAAATAAATGGATATTTAGAACTAGAGAAGAAGCTAGAGCAGGCGGAATAATTGATCCACAAAGAATAGCTAGTGGTACCGATGGTCGTATGGCTGGATTAACTGGAGAGTTTAATCCAAAAATAGCGGAACATTTTGCTAGTCCCGAAATAGCTACATCTATTGGTAAAGCAGAAGGTGGTATGTTTGACGATTTATATCAAAACGTTTTTATTCAAGGTTTAATTGGTTACAAAGCTGGGGTGCAGACAATGAAAACAGTTTTCTCTCCATCTACACAAGCTAGAAATTTTTTAAGTGCTGGGTTTTTTCCATTAAACATGGGCCATATTGGTGGTAAAGCTTCTGTTACAGATGCTTTTAAAATGACTATGGATGATATTTTTGGTGCTGGACGAACAGTGGATGAAGAAAGTTTAATTAAAAATATATCTCGTAAAGTAGACCTAGGTGTGTTGGATGAAAACATTGTTGTGTCAGAACTACAAGCGGTGTTAAGAGATATTAAATCAGGAAAACTTAAATCATTAAGTGGTTTATCTGAAAAAATAAATGCAACTGCATTTTCTGATACCGCAACTAAATTATATGCTGGTGGTGATAATGTTTGGAAATGGTATGGACACGAATACGTTAAATCACAACTTAGAGATGTTGGTTTTAAAAACGTAGATGAAGCTTTAGCTTATGCTAAGCGTATGTTCAATGTTGACATGGGTAAAATTAACCCAATGACCGGAGCTAATAAAAACATGCTTGATGTAATAGAAGAAATTGCTGCTTATACTGTTAGAGAAACTTACCCTACTTATAGTAAGGTACCGGAACTAGTAAAAGTATTTAGACGTGTTCCTTTTGTTGGAAACTTTGTATCTTTTCCTGCAGAAATACTCAGAACAAGTATGGCTACAACTGCATATGGTTTAAAGCATGTTATGGATGATAATCCTTTGTTAAGACAAATTGGATATAGAACTTTAATGGGACAAACAATGGCGCTAGGTGGCGTTGCAACAGCTGTAAAAGGTATTGGTGAAGCCTACACAGGAATCTCTGCAGAAAAAATGGACAATTGGAAAAAGAATTTTGCTCCTGAGTTTATGAGAAATAGTTATGTAATACCAATTGGTAAAATACCTGTAAGAAATGATAATGGTCAGATTAAAAAGAAAAAAGATGGTAGTATAATTTATAGAGATGATCAATTTAGAGTATTTGATATGTCTAGATTTGCTCCATATGATTTAATTACAAGTTCTGTATCTAATATTATGAATAGGTTTATGGGTCCTAAAAAAGAAAGATTAGACCCAAGGGTTGCTGAAGGTGAAGTAATGCGAGAGTTCTTTACTACTGCCGGTCCTTTATATGATTTAGCTGGTGGAACTTTTTTTGGTACCGCAATTGGTTTTGAACCTATTATACCACTTCTTTCTTCTGGTAGAGACAAAAACGGTGTGTCAATATTTAAAAGTTCAGATCAATTTCCTGATAAAGTAGATAAATTTATGGCTCATTGGTTTAAAACAGTAAAACCAGGTGGAGTAGCAAGTGCACAAAAAGTATTTGATGCAATACAAGGTGATGTGCAAAAAGGATCGGGTGTTCCAATAGATTTAAGTTCTGAGTTATTTAAATTATTTGGTGGGTCTGATGTAAGAATAGATATGGGTAGTGCTTTTAGATATAAAATAGCAGATTATAAATCTTCTTTTATTGACACTAAAGAACCAAGATATATTACTACTGGTGATTTTAGAAGTGCAGGACCAGATTATTTAGAGGCTCAATATAATCAAATGAACAAAGAAGCTTTTAACGAACAATATCAATTTTACAAAGCGGTAAGAGCAGCTCGTGGCTTAAACAACATAGAAGAAAAAAAAGCTAAAGTTGATTTATTAAAAACTATTCCTGTAAGTGAGTTAGATAAAAAATATTTAAATAAAGATGGCACAAGAAAAACTACTCGTAATTTATTAAAACAAGTAATAGATGATAGTAGATTATTAAATGATACGGATTTAATGACAATATTAATTGATAGAGTGGGTGAAAGCACAGCTGAATCAATATTAAATGGTTATTTTAAGCCAGTAGCTACTGGTATTGGTAAAGGTAATAAACAAGGTGTTTTAAATGCACGTATGAATAGTATATATAAAAATAATCCAGGTATTGATAAATTTTTTTCTAGAGAATATTTTTTACCTGAATCCTTAGAACTTTTAAAAGAACGATGGAGTGTAAGAAAATTTGAAGATTACGAAAACGAATCTGAATATATTAAAAAACAAGATAGTACAAAACCTAATAAATATTTTAATGATGATTTATTATTTCCTGGTCGTAATACTTCTAGTTTACCAACAGAAACACCCTCTGTTCAAGTAGCTGACAGCGGTGAAGCAATACCAGCTAACCTTAGTTCAAGTAATGGTGTAGTAAATCAAACATCAGGATTGACTTCTACAGAAGAAGCTTTATTATCTCCATCAGAACAACTTATTCGTAAGACACAACGGGGAATAGCTTAATGAGCAATGTAGATGGCATATCACCAGAAGGTGATAGAGAACATATAATCTCACTGTATGGACACGTCACTGGCTTACAACGTAATATAGAAGTTCTTTCGACTGACGTAGAACATTTACACAGAGATTTAGATAAACTGGGCGGTCGGATAGATAGAATCTATTGGGGAGTTATTACAGGCGTGGGGGCGGCTGTTTTAGTATTATTTGAATCAACTATAGAAATGTTTATAGGTGTTACATGAAAAGTTTAAATATAAATGAAAACACCGCGATCTCAATGCCGGCACGTAACCTTATTTCTATTATTGGCGCTTGTCTTGTGGGTGCTTGGTTCGGGTTTGGCGTCATTGAGCGACTTAATAATATAGAAACAAAACTACAGCTCATGGAGAAAGATTTAGAAGCTGCTAATGCTTTTATTGACGGAGTCCCCAAAGGCGACATGGTCAGTCCACAAGTCCAAGAGCTCTACATGTTGGTAGAATACCTTGCCGAGAGTACAGAAAAACTTAAAGAACAAATGGAAGCGGAAGTACCATTAATATTAAAGAACGAAATGATTATACAATTTCATGAAGATCGTATTATAGATTTAGAGGAAAGAAAAAATGGGACTCATTGAAACAGTTATTATACTTAGTTTATATGTTTATGATGGTGGTAATAAAAACATAGAAGGTTGGTATCACCAGGACAACATCAGTACTTGTCTTGCAGCTAAGCGTTTAGCTGAGCGTAACTCCGGCAATCAAGTGCAATATACCTGCACTTTAGAAAAATGTATGATGACAACAGATCAAATAGGTGTTAAACATTGTGATAAGATAGTAAAGGAATAGTATGGCCACAGCAGCATGGACTAGAAAAGAAGGTAAAAGTAAATCTGGCGGATTAAACGCTAAAGGCGTTGCATCTTACAGAAAAGCTAATCCAGGAAGTAAACTTAAGACAGCTGTAACTACTAAACCATCTAAATTAAAAAAAGGATCTAAAGCTGCTAAAAGAAGAACTTCATTTTGTAAAAGAATGAAAGGTATGAAGAAAAAATTAACTTCTGCTAAAACTGCAAACGATCCTAACTCAAGAATAAACAAAGCATTAAGAAAGTGGAATTGCTAATGGCTCTAACTGACCGACAAAAAGAAACAATGAAAAAACATTCTGTTCATCACACTAAAAAACATATGGCATCTATGAAGAAGTCTATGGAAGAAGGTAAAACATTTACTCAAGCACATAAAATAGCTATGAAAAAAGTAGGAAAGTAATGCAACTTTCAGACAATTTTACATTAGCTGAGCTAACTAAATCACAGACTGCGACTCGCAAAGGTATTGACAACGAACCAGGGACCGCGGAAATTGAAAATCTTATTCACCTAGCGAAAACTATCCTGCAACCAGTGCGCGAGCATTTCGGTAAACCGGTTATGATATCTTCAGGCTATAGAAGCCCAGCGTTGTGCGAAGCTATCGGTTCTTCGGCTAAGTCACAACATGCCAAGGGTGAGGCAGCAGACTTTGAGATTCAT